GGCTCCTTAAAACTGGTGTGAGGTGGGTGTAAACAGGGTTCAAACAGGCGCAGTGGTTCAGGCTTGGCGGCCCGACTGCACGGCCTTGACGGCTTCAATGAAGCTGATGGGCTTGCCCGCCAGCTCGGTCTTGCGCTGGTAGCTCAGGGAATCGCGGGCCAGCTGCAGGCGGGCAGGGTCAGAGCACTCGGCGAACTGCGCCAGCTCGTCGCCCTCGGCCAGGCCATCACCGTCTTGGCGCTTGGCATGCTCGCCAAACTCCACCGCAGGCTTGGCCTGGTCGATCAGGGCTTTGAAGGCGTCCACGGCCGTCTTGGCCTGGTCACCCTCGCCGAACTGCAGCACGCTGCCCTCGGCGTTGGGCTTGGCCAGGGTTTCGTAAATGGCCACCACCTCGTCCGCACGCTCACGCGGCAGCTTGGCTTGGCTGACCATGGCTTCGGCAAACGCCACCGCCTCGGCCTTGATGGCCTTGGCCGTGTCGGCATGGTCACGTGCGGCCAACTGGGCCCGCGCATCGGCTGCAGCCTGGTTGGCCGCGTCGAGCTGGGCTTTCAGGGCAGCAGCTTCTTGAGCGTTCATCACTTCGTCCCCCGCCCCGGGTTGGGAGCCTTCAGCAAAGGCCGGGGTGGCCCCCTCGCTGGAGGTGTCATCAGCGCAGCAGCCAGACTCTTCCAGGGCGTCACGCACCTGGTCGGCGGCCTGCTCTTGCATGGCGTAGTCAAGCTCGTATGAGGGCAGCACGCGGTCGGCCGTCTCTTGGCCAAACTGCGTCAGCAGGAAGTCACGCATGCGGCGGAACATGCCCAGCATCGCGCCCTCGGCGTAGTCGCCGAAGCAGTGCACGCCGTCTTCGGCCTCGCCGAACTGCACAGACTTGAGGCCCTTCACGGCCGGGGCCTTGGCACCCAGGAAGCCCACATGCTTGGGGTACCAGGTGCCGGGCTTGGGGTTGCTGGCAGCGCTGGGCGAGTACATCGCCAGGCTGACCTTCTTGAAGCGGCCCTCGTTCACCAGGTTGCCGAACTGCTCCTCGACCTGGTAGGGCTCAGCAAACAGCACAGAGCCCTGCACCACAAAGCGCTTGGCCCAGCCGTAGGCGGGGTTGTCCAGCTTGGGGTGGCCCACCACCAGCGGCGCTTCGTGCACGGCTGGGTCGTAGCTGTCGGCAATGGCCTGCAGGTCAGCTTCAGAGAAGTTGACCAGGACGGCGTTGATGTCGGTGTGGCTACCTGCTCGAAAAACTTCGATCAGGGCAGGTGGCGTGGTGGCGTTTGGCATGCCACCAGTGTCTGAAAATAGGCCTGCAGCACACAGGCTGAAGCGCTTCAGCAGCTCATGTGGCGTGGGTCACATCAAAGGGTCTGGCCACGCGGTAAAGTGGCACGACCATAACCCAGGAGCCCAAGATGGAAACCACCATCACCATTCCCGATTACACCGAGACGGTGAACATTCAGAGCTATTGCGTATCGGTCTATCGATCAACAATCAAGGCCACACTCAAACGCCTCGCCGAGGCAATGGCTGACACCAGATGCTCAATGGGCAGTCTGGGTATCGATGTCAATTTCAGCAGTTTGGAGACAAAAGGTTTCTTCGAGCTGGAGTCCCTCGGCAAAACTGTTGTGGGCAAGGTCGGTGTCAAGCTCGTTGAACCTGGCACGAATGGTGATCAAGCCAACGTGTTCAGCAAAATCGACTTCTGGCATCAGCCACACAGCCAAACACCACCGACACTGGTTCTCAGTTTCTTTTTTGATGAAGTTGGCAAAACCGACATCAAAATCAACGACGCGCCAGCGAGCTTCAATAGCCACACTTTTGTTGCCGTGGCAGCCGAGGCTTTTGTTCGTCTCACCAGACTAGACAGCCAGGCATAAGCAGGCAGGACAGGGGCGAGGCCCCTGTCAATGGTTTATTGATGCACTCGGTCTTTATGCATCGTATTCCGTCCATTCGCCCTTGTTGGCATTCTCTAATTTCTCTTGGATGAGCCAATTGTTGAATGCGCTATCACCTTCTTTGGACCAATGAAGGTGCAGCGACTTGATGTCTTTCAAGGTTCTCAATGGATTGCGGCCATGAGACCAGCCCGACATGAACTCTGAGAATCTGCCAGCAAACAGGATTTCTAGTATCCAGTGTGTGTCATCTTGGCCTTGCCAATGAAAGACCGCCCGATGATGGTCAAAGCCAACACTGGCGCCACATACGATTTGTGTGTGTTCTTGAAGGCTGCGCGAACGGTCTAGCTCGACATCGTTCCATTGCTTCACGTACCTGCGATACATGTGGAAGACGGACTCTTTGACTGACTCGTCGTCCAACGCTCGCCCGTGTTCCGTATAAGCCCAAGCGCGGCCGTCGCGGGGCCTTGCGCCGATCCAATAGGTAACCCTCTTCGTCATTTCTAGCCTCGTCTGTTTTGATCAGAACAGTCTAAATGAGGCTTCAATGAACTTCCGCTCAACTGGATGAGCCGCTGGCCCGCTTAACCCTGCGCCACAGAAACTCCCACGTTGCGTGCACCAGCTCGTCTCCATCCTCTGGGGTGAGCGTCAGGAACGGCCGCGCCGGGATCTTGCTGCCAGGGTGATTGACCTGGCGCACCACCACACCACCAAATGCCAGCGCCCGCTTGAACTTGGGCCGGATGACATGCGGGCTGGTCGTGCCCCCAAACTGCTGAATGGCGGCATAGGCCTTGTTGGTGCCCACCACCGCCTGGTTGTTGTCGAAGTGGTCCTGGATGCTGGCGGCCAGCTGGCCACTGCGCTGCAGGATCTGTCCAGGCCAGGTGCCAGCCTTGCGGCGCCCAGCGACGGTGCCAGGGTGCAAGGGCAACCACCTGGGGCGCCCCTGGGCCGCGAAGTTGTCCTCCACCGCCCCGTGCATGATCCCCGCCAGCTCGGCCATCAGCTCGCGCCGGTCTTCGACGCTGTCGGCCAGCTCGCGCAGCGCCCTGATCACCGGCTGAAAGGGGATGTCAATGTCGATCATTGGGCCGCCTTGGGGTTCCAGCTCAGCGCCACGATGCGCAGCAGCCCATCACTCTCGGCCAGCGTGGCCTGCAGCATGCCGTCGGGCTCGATCAGCCTGCGCACACCGCCTTCCAGCTGCTCGCCCACGGCGACCAGGTCGGGCAGCAAGCGCATGCGCTCCAGGCTCACCGAGTTGCCCACGCCAGCGGCCAGCTCCTCGCTGGCGAGGTACACGCCCGGGTCGGTGGCCATGTCAGCCACACCCGTGGCCACACCCTTCTCCAGGCCTTGTTGCACGCCCACAGGGAACACGCCGTCCAGCTTGCCCTTGGCCTTCACAAAGCGTTCAAAGGCCGGGCCCTGCACCACCTGGCGAACAAAGGCGTCCGACACCGCAGGCGGCTTGTCAGCCAGGCGCGGCATCCAGGTGCTCATGGCCGGGTTGTGGTCAAAGCCCGGGTCGGGCTGCATGTAGCCAGGCTTGCCCATGCCAGGTGCTGAGTAGCGCGTCACCGTGGCGGTGCCACCGTTGCGCAGGGGCACCTCCACCTGGCGCAGCTGGCCCTCGCTGCTGGCCACCGGCAGGCCCTTGCGGTCCACATCGCGCTGGCTGTGCGATCGCACCCGGCACCTGCAGCCATAGCCGCAGGGGGGGTAAAAGCTCTGCCAGCCCTTGTCATCAAACCGAAAGATGCGGCCATTCAGCGCAGCATGGGCAGGGCGTGTGCGCCGGTCCATCACCGCCACGTATTCCCAATAGGGGCGGCTGCTGGCCTGCTGCACCATGGCCTGATAGCGCCCGGCCATGTAGGCCGACTGCATGTTGGTGCGGTAAATGGTGGTCAGCCGATAGGGGTTCAGCCCCTTGGCGATCTCACCCGTGGCGGCATCCACCCGGCCTGCAGCGGCCAGCTGGGCGGCCGTGCCGTCACGCTTCCACCAGCCCTTGGCGCGCAGCGTGGGGATCAGGTTGTCGCGCCACTGCTCCAGCGTCTGGCCGCTCTCCAGGGCCTTGACCAGGCTGTCCTGGATGTCGGTCACCACGTCCAGCTTGGCCACATTGGCCACCGTGAAGGCGCGAGCATGTTGGCCGTCCAGCCATTCCGTCCAGCTGCCCGTCACGGCGGCGCCCTTGGCGCGCAGGTGCGCCACGGCCTCGGCAGGCTCCAGGCCAATGGCCGTCTTCACGTCAGGGGCGCTGGGCACTGCGCTCATCAGTTGGCCTTGCGGTATGCGGCCTCAGCAGCCACAGCGCTGCGGCCCACGATGTCAGCCACGAAGAAGGCCCGCGTCAAGAGGTCTTCAAGCTGGCTTGAATCCAACTTTGGGAACGACTCAGCCAGCATGCCCATGACCTCTTCGGGGGTCTTGGCCTGGCCAATTGCATCAAGCGCTGGCGCCAACATCATCTCCATCGCAGCCTGCATGGCAGCAGATGGCAAGGCCGCAATGGCCTCATCGATGGCGGCCTGGTCGGCAGGCACATCCACCAGGTCGCCCTCGGCGAACTGGGCGTCAGCCTGGCCGCCGTTCACGTCCTGCGCATCCACCGCACCAGGCTGTGCCTGGCCTCGCGCACCCGCGCCTGCACGCACACGCAAGGGCACGCTCGCGGGTGATCCATCTTCGATGTCGCTGTCCTGCAGGTCATATTGGCGCAGCCAGTAGCTCTTCGTGAACCGCACGCCAGACTGCGTCAGCTTCAGATCACGGTTGGCCACCTTCTCGTCAACGTCCTGCTGCTCCCAGAACTCATAGGCAGGCGGGGGGGCGCTGGGCCAGTTCACTTCAGCGATCCAGCGGGCCAGCTGGCTCAGGCCTTCGGCCACCATGTCTGCGTCGTCGTCACGCAGCACGCTCTCCACACCAGAGGCTGCGATCGCGCTGGCCTTGTTGCTCTGCATCTCCACGCTCTGGTTGTTGCCCAGCAGCGTGATGTTGATCTCGCGGCTGCAGTACATCAGCAGCTTCTCGTACATCTCGGCATTGGCCGTGGTGTTGCTCTGCAGCAGCTCGACGCTGGCGTCGTCAGGGATCACGGCCACAGCATCCTGCACCATTGCTTCCAGCTTGTCGGCCAGCTTGTCGGCATCAGTTTGGCTGGCGCTGCGGGGCTGCTTGCCCACGGCCCAGGGCATGCCGTACTTCTCCGCGAACTTGAGCCAGAACTTCAGGCCGCCACGGCGAAAGGCCACAGGCCAGAAGCAGCTGGCGGCGTCGCCCTCGCCATAGGGGTTCGCATAGCTGCGGTTGTTGCCAACCACCAAAAACTTGCGGTCAGGCACTGGGGCACCTGTCAGCGAGCCGCGCTCGCGCAGCACCAGCGAATCGTCATCACCATGGAAGCCGAACCACTCAGGCGGCTTGCCCACCACATCGACCGGCACGACCAAGCCGCCCACCTTGCCCCAGATGACCTCGGCCGTCGTGTAGCCATAGAAAGACCCGATGCACAGCTGCTTGATCAGGCGCTTGATGGGCAGGTCGGCAAACACCGCCTCCAGGTTCTTGACCAGGGCCTTGGGCGCTGTGGTCTCACGGTCAAAACCGGCCTCCATCGACACCACCGCAGCGCGGCGGCGGCGCACACCGGCCTTGACCATGGTGTCCACCAAAAGCTCACGGTAGACCTTGACCTGGTTGCCCGATCGCTTGAGGATCGGGTCAGGGTTGGGCAACACGCCGAACATGCCCGACATGTCACCGGCCCGCAGCCTGGTGGCCATGTGGCTGGCCATGTCGGTCTTCGTGCTGGAACCACCAACGGGCTCG